AATGGTTTCTTGGGACCGACTGAAGTTTGTGGAACGCTGAACTTCTCTCTTCCTTTCATTTCCCATTCAGGAGGATTCATAGTCCATTCGGCTTGTGCAGGAAGATCAAAAAGATAAGTTCCTTTTTGCATGCTTCCGGGAACACGAACCTTTTCCCCTACCTTTGGCTTGGGTGCTTCGGGAGCCTTAGTTGGTTGCGGAGCCTTTGGTGTTGGAGTTTTTGTTGGTTCTGCTGGTGCTGCTGGACCACCACGCTGTCTTGCAAATCTTTCGGCAACTTTATTTCCCAAATACAGTCCTGCACCAATTGCACCGACTGCAAGTTTCGGATCCATACTCCAAGTTTCTTCTTTTCCAGTTCCAGCAGTTGTTGTTTCTGCTTTCTTGGGTGAAACACCACCAGCACCGGGACCACCGACTACGGGTTGTGGGGCAGGTTGTGGTCTTTGTCTTCCAGTATCAAGCGGACCCTTTGGCTCAGGAAGAGCAATTTTTTCACTCTTTGGTTGGACCATTGGTTGCTTGGGAACACTGCCACTCGGCGCTTCTGTTCCGGGAACCTTGCGAATGCCAGAACCTTCACCGGGACCAACGGGAACGGTTCTTACACCAGCCTCTGCTTTAGGCTCTGCTTTGGGTTCTGTTTTGGGTTGCTTTCTACGACCCAATTCGGCTTGAATGTCTTTCCATTCCTGTGATTGTTCTTCATCACTGACTTTTTGAAACAGACCACCCTTTTTGATGCTTCTTGCACGATTTTCCAACTCAAGATCACTCCAAGCAGCCTGCGACTTATCACCTGCTCTAAAGGCTGTTGCTGGTGGTGTGGCTTCGTTGAGCAATGACAATTGCTCTTCCAAATATTTTACTTTTGCGGCTAATGTCTCGGCTCTGTTCTTGTAAAGATTTGTTAGATGGTCCATATTAGATCCTTTAAGATTTTTGTGTCCCTGCTTCTCTTGCGCGAATTTCATCAGCAGCTTTGGCCAATGAAGCAACTACTGATTCATTTTCTCTTTTCTTGGCTTCACGCTCTTCTGGAGTGCGGAAACGAAGTTCAGTTTCTTTTTGTGCCATTCTTTCAATCTTCTCTTCGCTCCAATCACCACTACCTTCTGCGGCTTTCTGTTGGCGCAAACGATTTGCAGCCATCGATCCAGCCTGATATGCTGTGGTGGGTCTTCCAAACTGAGTTCTGGCGAGATTTTCTTCGGCTTCTCCGCGTCTTTCGGTATTTCTTCTTCTCCAATAAGCCTTTCTTGCTTCCAAATATTTTTCTTTGTCAGACAAAGGCTTTGCTGGACTTGGTGGAGTTGTGGGTGTCGTGGGGGTTGTTGAGGGAGTTGTGGAAGAAGGCATGGGCACTCCACCGATTTCTTCTGCCTTCTTTCTCATTGCAAATAGTTCTTTGTCCTCTTCACTTGTTTGTGGCACACCTCCAATGTCCTGTGCCTTTCTTCTCATGTCAGCAAGTTCTTGTTCTTCGGGTGATAATTGTGGAACTCCACCAATTTCTTCGGCTTTCTTTCTCATTGCATCAGCCTCTGAAGTTGCTGTGCTCAAAGTTTGACCCAACTTGAATCCGCCGTACATGGCACCACCACCAATGGCTGCTCCACCAAGAGCGGGAACAACATAATCACCAAACTTTTTTGCTGGTGCTTGTGGACGAACATTTCTAAGACCAGAACGAATCATTCGGCCAATTCCACCCAAAGCAGCCTCATCTAGTTTTTGGAATGAAGAACGATCTTGGTTTTTTGTATAACCAACAGAAGAAGGTTTAAATCCATTGTCAACCGATTGAACATGGTTGATGGCTTGTTTTGCAGCATCAACAGCACCGGATTCCATATTAAAAGACGATTGTTGATAAATTTTATTTTGCTCAACAATAGATTTTACTGCATCTTTAAGGTTTTGGGGTTTATTGTTTTGAATAGGTTCATGCTTTTTGGTCATGAAATCCTTGACTTCCCAGTAAAACTGTCTATCTTTGTTATTATCCATGGCTGTAAAATATTTAGATTTTCATAAATACTTAAAAGGTATGACTAAGCAGGTTCTCTTGCTCAACCAAGATAATACACCGCTTAATATTATTACCGTTGGAAAAGCCTTTAAGTTAATGTCCAAAGACAAGGTTTGGATCGATGAAACTTCTCCTGAATTTTATGAAGTGGTATCTGTCAGCAAAATTGTCAAGATTCCCAAAATTTTGATTCTCAAGTATTATGTCAAACTTCCTTTCAAGAAAGTAGTTGCAAACAGAAAGAACATCTTCCGCAGAGACAGTTATGTTTGTCAATACTGTGGAATTGATCTTTGCGAAAAGACTGCAACAGTTGACCATGTGGTTCCAAGATCAAAAGGTGGTGGATCCACTTGGGTCAATATGGTAACGTCATGCAAGGACTGCAATACAACCAAGGGAAACAGAACTCCCAAGGAAGCAAAGATGCAGTTGAAGAACAAGCCAAAGGAACCTTCCTATGGATTCCTGTTTGACCACATGCTAATTACTTTTAGGAACAAAAACAATGCCTAACTATTCATTCGAATGTGGTGCGTGCAAACATGAATTTGAAGTTTTTCTCAAGATGAGCGAGAATGACCAACCCACCAAGGAAAAATGTCCAAAGTGTGGGAAAAAGAAAGTCACCAAAAATTGGGGTGCTCAAAGAAACTCTATTGCCTTTGATGCAACTCTGACTCCCACCAAAGTTTGTGGAAGTGCATGGAACGAGGTCATTTCAAGAATCAAGGGGTCTGGCCAAGTTCCAAAGAGATTCCATGACAGGCTAGACAATGCTGGCAAGGGATCTGCTGTTCGATACGTCCGTTAATTTTTGGCTGCTAGCAAAGATTTTAAAATATAATAACTGTCCACGATGTCCGTCACGGGATTGGACAAAGTTTTCTGTTCAAAAGTTATTAAAAGGTCCGTATTGGTCTCTTTGGAGAAGGCTTCGTACATTGCCTGTTTATCGGCATTACCTTTCCCTGTGGCGAGTTTCTTTGCTTTGGACGGCTCTATAACCGTCACAGGAACCCCGGCCTTATAGAGCTTATGCTTGAATATTCCCATGTTCTCGGCCAGATTAAAAACTTTGCCTTTTGAGCCATAGGAATAACCTTCTATGGCAACATCTGAAGCCCCAATGCACAAATTTGATGCCCAATCAGATATGCTATCAAAACGATCAACATCTGCAACATATTCCTGAAAACTCTCACCGTTGATATTTGGCAAAATTTTATCTGCAAACTTTTTAGTATTTGTGAGATAATAGAAGAAGCAGTTTGAAAATTTAAATTCTTTGCGCTCGTCAAATAGACATAAGCACGGACAAGTTATTGAGTAGTCAACACCTACAAGCATATAGAACATAGGTATTTATACCTCGCGCAAAGGATGAGGACCTAAATTTTCTGTTGGGCGGTGCTTCGAAGACTCAAGAGAAAATGTGGTATCCAACATCCTTTGGCAAAAATATTTATATGCAAATTTTATTATTACAATAAAAAATCCCGGTTTTTCAGTCGCGGGAAAACCGGGAAACCCCACTGCTTTAAGCAGCCATCCGCATTGGTGCGGCTTTTGTTGTTGCAACTGTTTATTTACGACACTTGTTACCCGTGTCGGGCATCTCCTTCTTCAATACTCTACGCCAGTCGATGCCTTTCGACCCCTAAGTTCCCGAAGCCTAGGACTTCGGGGGATGCCCCACTGCTATGAGGACTTTACTCGCCATCTCTAAGGAATTGCAGAATCCTTCGGTAAGGCTAATGGAGTCGTGGGGATTCGAACCCCAGTGCTGTTCGTATTTCTATCCGTTATCAACAATACCAAAAGCGCGACGAGGGGCCTGCACCCATGCTCAACCACTGCTTGCAAGTCAATGGTCCTAGTCAGCATCACACACTGAACCGCGCATAAAATTATTTAGTTGGTTCTATATCGTAGTAATAATTGTCATCATCACTTACGATCCATCTATCGCTTTTGTTCTCGCATCTGTATTCTTCAGTATCAACTTTGTAATCTGGTTTTTCAGGAAATGGCTTTGTAGTGAAAGACATCTCTTTCCAAAATATTCTGTTGTTTGGCTGAAGGGCATAATTTCCATTATCCAATTCAATCATATGCAAACATTTGTATTGAGTAGGTTCATTGCTGTATGGATTGTCATACCAATCAAAAGTCATCATGTACTTCCCCCAACAATGACTTTTATCTTTGAATATTACCTTTGCCCTTGAACCTTTTAAAAAATTATACTGTGTTACCGTAACATTCTCGGAAAAGCAATCCCACAATTGAAGAACATCCAAAAAATCTGATGGCCCCTCTTTGCTGCAAAGCATATGCACGGGAATCCTGCTTCTTACAGTTCCATTGTCAAGCATTGCCGTAAACAGGAGTGCTTTGCCTGAACTGGATTGAGCACCAAACACCGCAACCTTTTCATATTCAAAGAAGTGATCTTTATTTTGATAAAGATGTTCTTTTCTCAGTAAACAATAAAAATGTGGGATATTGATATTGTACATAATGCGAGCTGAAGGATTCGAACCTTCGTAGGCAAATGCCAGCAGATTTACAGTCTGCCCTCGTTGACCGCTTGAGTAAACTCGCCAAAGCCACCTGTGGGATTTGAACCCACAACCTCTGCTTTACAAAAGCAAGGCTCTACCATTGAGCTAAAGTGGCATTTAAATTTTTACTTACTTTTAATCAAAGATTGATGATGAACTTCAAAATGACAGTTTGCACATAATAAATCACATTTATCTAATTCTTTTTGACATTTTTCCCAAGATCTAGGCATTCCTTTATATGAAAGACCAAAATCTTTTTGATCTGGATCTCTGTGATGAAATTGAAGTGCTGCAATACATTTATCGTAACCGCAATTTATACATTTTCCACCTTTATATTCTACGCACTTTTGTTTTCTTCTTTGTCTAAAAATTGTTACTGAACAAGAATTACATAAAGTTTTTCTGTGTCCAACGTCTCTTGAGTAAGTAAATTTTCTTAAACATCTTTTACATTTATTGTCCATACTATTATTTAGTAAGAACAATATTTGTACTGCCATTTTAACTGGAGCGGCAGGATTCGAACCTGCAACCATTCACTTAACAGGCGAATGCACTTCCTTTGTGCTACGCTCCACCTTTTTAAACTATCTGGCAACCTCCTGCAGAACATGCAAATTCCTTTGCTGCCTCTGTGTTGTCCTGTGATTCATACTTTGAAAGTTCCTTAAAGTTCACTTTAATCTTAGGATGTTCATTGTATGCTGCTGCGTCAATCTGCTCAAATGGAGCCTGAGCATACGTGTGATTGTCGCCACCGGGCAAGAATGAAATTCCTGTTGCTACATCAAAGTTCTCCCACAACCATTGACCAACTTCAAGGAACTCGCTGTCACGGTAGTTCACGGTTACAGATGGCTTGTGTTGGCAATAATGTTCTTGGTAAGTCTTCCAAAGATCCAAGTGATCAAGTGCACGAAGATCTTCAGTAGTAATTGTGCCACGGGGAGCCTTCATTGCAAATGTGAACACAGCAGTATTATTTGGATTGATTACATCGTCCTCACAAGGAACTCCTTGATCTTTCATGAGATTGTAGATTGGATCCTTTTTGTCGATTCGAATTCTGCGATAATAATAATCTGCGTATCGTGGGTGAAGACCTGATGCAGAATCTACCAAGCACGAAGTAGTTCCCTCTGGCTTGACGCAAGTGATGGACTTGCTTGGGTTGATTCCCAACTTCTCTGCCCAATGAAGATTGGTTGCAGTTGCATGATCTCTGAGAGATTCAAGCAGACGAATGAGTTTTGGCTTGCCTTCAAGTCCACTGGTTAACTTGTTGTCATAGATACCAGTCATGCTTACACCAAGCAGTCTTTCATCCTCACAATTCTTCTTCCACTCTGGGCGAAGATATGGGAAGTGTGTGAATGTTGATTGAACGGTGCCAATGATCGTGGCCATCTCAATCTTCTTCTTCAATGTTGCTGCTGTGTCATCGGGACGAACAACAACAGTTGAAAGATTGCAGAACTCAAATGGCTTCAGAATGATCTCCGAGCATGGATTGGTTCCGTACTCACAATCAAGATCACGACCCCATTTGGCTGCTTGTTCTTGGAGAGCCTTGCGATTGATCATTCCACGCTCACCGCTATGGCTGTTGTAGAGCGAAGTCCATTCCTCAAGGAACTGGCCCATTGGTGGACGACCACGATAAACAGCGGAATTGTTTGCATAGGAACGGAAACCTGCTTGCTCCCACCATGCACCGCTCTTGCACAGAGCCATCTCACGATCAGAAAGATCGCTGAGTGAAATCATCGCAGAACGGCGAACACCACCAACTATAACAGCATTAGCAATAGCACAGCAAATATCGTGACATTCCAAAGCGGTAAGTCTTCTTCCTTGTGCTGCATAGAATACCTTTACTATTAGTTTAAAAAGATTGTCCAAAGGAGCAGGGCCGCTAGCGCGACCACCAAAAGTCTTAAGTCTAGCGCCTGCTGGTCGGATACCGGATACATCCCATTTAACGTGATGACCCGAATATAGATGTCGTAAAATTTCCTTGAGAGCGTTTCCCCAACCTTCTTTAGAATCTTCAACTTTGATGACAACATTAAAATCCTTTTCTATCTTATTAGCGACAGCAGGCAACTTATCAGTGTATTGTCGCTCTACACTGTAACCAACACCAGTTCCATTCATGAGAATGACAAACAACTCGGCAAATGAATCAATTGAGTCGATTGGCAGATAAGAACAATTGTACAGACAAGTGTTGTCGTGGTCCAATGCTGGTCCAGCAGTCATCAAACTTCGCATGGATGGAAGAACATCAAGATTTAAAATTGCCTTCTTGATGTCTGGTCGTTCTGCCAATGCAGGAACTTTGTCCGTGAAATAATTCCACCATCTATCGACACATTCATCCCAGGTTTCTCTACGATTTTCTGATGGAAGCCATCGTGAATAGCGCGAGATGAAAATAAACGATTGAAATGGTGATAAAATTTCTGGCATAATGGGCCTTTCTTTATTGGTGTCTTTATTTAGTTGTTAGAGTTTGCCACGACACGGGGAAAAGTGGAGCAATTATTTTGTCAATTGCTTTTGCATATTCTTGAATTTCCCATTGAGCGTGAGCATCGATTCTTAGATTATAAATACGAGCAAATGCATACAAAGAACCTGTCCAAACAAATTCCGTATATGTGCCTTGTGGCAATATGGAACGGGCTTGCTCAGGTGCAACTCCATCTGCAAGAAGATCATTGTAAAGTTTGATGCAATCTTTTGCAACACTTTCATATTCCTGCCTCATGCGAATGCAGAGATCCATATCTTCAATTCGTCCGCTGCTTCCCTGCTTTGCACCATCAGTTGGTGCAGAACGCCAAAGAGGAACATAGACTTCAGGATCAAACGTGACATATCTGCGACTAACTTCATTCATCGTCAGACCAATCTGATGCTTGCCAAGTTGGGCACGAACAAAGATTGGACACTTGACACGAATTGAAATCGTAGCGTGACAAAATGGAGTGAAGTGATTGTGCTTGGCAAGATACTTGATGAGTTTTGCATCCTTTTCAGGAAGCTTTTGAATGGGAACATGACTGTCAGCATAGTCCCAAGAACTTTCCTTGTTGAAAGAAACTCTTGCAGCATTGACGATGCTGAGATCTGAACCCATCCAATCAATCAGTTGAACATGGCCGTGGTCAAGAATCTTTACTTCAGTCGGACGCACGCTTTGAGTTGTCTGTGTCATCTTCATCCTCTTCATTATCAACAAGTTCAACACTCACACCGGGAATCTTGGTAAAGTCAGCAGCATATTCCCGAGCCTTGGCCCAAAGTTTGGGATCCATTTCTTTTACATATTCGCCAAATCTCTGAACAAAGGTCAGATAGGCTTCGCTTGCCTTGAGAATTTCTTCTTCGGTCATGTCGTCGTTATCGTCTTTCATTTAAACCTTCTTCCAGTAAGTATACTTCATTTTTGCGACAAGTCCAGAATATACGCTGTTGATTATTAGCTTCATGGTAGTGTTCACCCCATAGGCCAATACCATGTCGTTTATGTCCTTCTTGTCTATTTCAGATGGCCAGATTACTACATTTCGTCCAGCCTCTATGTATTTTCCTATCAAACCAACAATTTCCAAATTTCTGGGTTCATTGTCAAAGATGAACACGACCTTTGACTTCTTCAATTTGTCAGGCAATTCAGCTAACCAACCAGCACCCTGCATTGCAACTCCATTTGGAATGAACATGGAATCGATTGGGCCTTCAGTGACATACACGGTGTCCCGTGGCTCTATCTTATCTAGGTTGTACCACAGACGCTCTTCGCCTTCACGCTTCAGAGTGATATAACGAATCGCTTGCCCAGTTGGGTCAATAGAGCGGCCTTGAACTCCGATAAGCTCCCCAGAATCATTATAGAATGGTATGACGAGTCTGTCTTCCTTGGTTCCATCCCGATCAAAGGAACGCATGACTTTTGCAAAGTCAGTGCAATAATAAAAGTTGCAATACTTTTCCTTCGGGATTTCACGGGACTTAACATATTTTATCGCCTTGTGGTCAGCATTGAGTAAGTCAAGCCTTGTTCCGAGATCAGTAAACACTGGTTGGCGGGCAACTTCCTGTTTCGGTTCAGTTTCTCTCGGATGCGAATCTTTAAATTTTTCAAATGCATATTCTTTTGCGAGCGTTGGGCTAATAGTTTCAAGTACAGAATATACGTTGCAAGAAAAACCGCAATTGTGGCATTTGTAAACATAGTGGCCTTTGTGCTCAAAGAAGTATCCCCTTGTCTTGGACTTATTCTTCTGTGAGTCGCCACACTTGAAACACCTGCATGTGGCTAGCGTATCTTTCTTCCACTTGAACTTCTCAAGTGAACCAGATACCAAATTGACAAACTTCTTATCAATATATAGGGTCATTTGGCTTCTTCAAAAGTCCAGTTGATGGCCTTGTTTCGCTTCTTTCCAAATTTTGGATTGAACCCTTGACCGTCTGAACCTGAACCAAAACCGTCTTCTTCAGTTTGGTTTGAGTTCACCAAATTTGAATTTGTATTGTCAACATCATAGAATTTCATCTTAGACTTGTTCACACCCACCAAGAATTTTCTATTCTTGGTTGTGTCGTTTCCACGGTTCTTCAACTGCTTGACCATGAGTTGGCCTGCCTCTGCAAGTTCCTCATTCTCAATCAGTGCAAAGAAGAAGTCCGCAGTCTGTGGAAGACCAAAACTTTCTGATGTATCGGTCATCTCCATGTCGCTGCTCTTGGCACCTTCACGGTTGACCTGTGTGGCTGTCCAAAGAGGGATGTTGAATTGCTTGGCCATGCCACGAAGTTCTTCTGCGATACCCTTGACATAAGTATAACTGTTCATTCCATTGCCAAGTTTGAACCTGGCGCATGAGCAGATGTTCAAATAGTCAACAAAGATTACATCGGGAGTAAACTTTTTCTTAATCTTCAACTCCTCAATAAGATTGCGGAAGTGAGTGACATTTGCCGCAGCGGTTGGATACTCCTTGATGATGAGTTTCCCCTTGCATGTCTTTTTAAGATTCTCAACCTTTGCTTCATACTGATCTTGAGCCATCTGTTCAAGAACATGCATGTCACTATCCAATAGGTTGGCATCGATTCGCTTTGCGATCTCTTCCTCTGCCATCTCCAATGTGATGTAGAGAACATTCAAATTTTGAGACAGACATGCTGCTGCATGGTGGCATAGAAACGCACTCTTTCCAACACCTGATGCCGCCATGACTACATTGAGTGTCTTCTTACGAGTTCCACCACGGGTGATCTTATTGAACATCTCAAGATCAAATGGAACCTTCTCCTCTACTCTGTGGTAATACTCGTATCGCTCATCAACATCTTCCAAAAAGTCATGGCCAACTCTAGTATCAAAAGAAACAGAAAGAGCCTTTGACATGATATCAGGAATAGCATTCTGAGTCTTTTCCTTGTCTTTGCCTTCAATAATGCCAATGGATGCCATAATGCCATTGTAGATTGCCTTTTCCTTACAAAACTTTTCTGTCTGTTCTACCAGCCATGTCGTGTCTGACTTCTCACCCTCTTTGTACATCTCATCAGTGATCGATGTGCATTTCTTGAATTCAACTTCACTCAGAGATTTTTCATCTCCCAATGAAATCAGAACAGCATCCTTTGTTGGTATGTTATTGTACTTAAGAATAAACTTGCCGACAATTCCGAAGATTATCTTCTCCGATTTGTCGTGAAAATATTCCTCTTGGAGGAATGGTACGACCTTGCGAGCATAGTCCTCATTGAGGACCAAGTTCTTTAGAATTACTGATTCCATGTTTTAATTATACTCTTGGTATGAGAAATGTCCACCATTAATCTTGGTGAACATCGTCCTCAAGATCAACAGGTTCCTGTTCGATTCCTTCTTCGACAATCTGTGTAAAAATTTGACCAACTGCATTTGTAAAATCATCTTGCTGTTGATCAAATTTATCAGGTGCTTTCAATACATCGATTTCCATGGTAACGCTTATCTCTTCGTTCTCTGTTTCTTTCAATGAAATTTTTCCATACCGATATACGATGTCCTTGTACTTTCCTTCCAATATCTGAATGGGGCAATTTGCCCCCACATCACTTGACACTTCCGGAACATACTTGAACTTAGGTGCTTTGTCCATACTTGAAATCCTTTTGAATCTCTGCGTCCAACTTATCTAGGATATCTTTGGTGTAATATTTCTCAGGATCATCATCGATGTTCTTCTCAAAGACTTTGCTTCCATCTGGAAGTTCAATTCGTGTGGATACCTTCTTGAAGATACCATACTTGATGGCAAGATCAGTAAGCCCATAATATCTGCTAAGACCAGAAGTGTAATTCAAGCGAGTCTCAACATTCATGTTCTCCTTGACAAATCTGTTTTTGTAGTTTGTGCACTTGATGAATATTCCAACAACACCTTCATCAGTCTTGTCCTTGCTCTTTGAGAGTGTGAGGATGTTGCTTGCTGCATACTTCAATCCGATACCACCACCGAGTTCCTTGGTTGGAACATACGCACCAATGACTTGGTATGTATGGTTAGTCATCAACATGGGAATCTTGGCTTTCCCTAGTTTTAGAGTCAACACACGGAATGTTGCCTTGGTCTGCTGTGCCTTGGTCATGTCACGGACATTCTTGCCTTCAGCAGAGTCATTCATTTCTTTCTCTGTAGACAACATACCAAGAGAATCAAGAACGAACAAAACTGGCTTGCGATCCTCTTCAGGTTGTTCAAGAATGTCATTGACAATCTTTAGAGATTGTGTCTTGAACTCCTCAATCGTGGCCACAGGAACAACAGCAACTCTTTCTGTGTCAATACCACGCTGCTTGAACATATCTGTTGTTACAGCCTGCTCGGTATCGAAGTAAACCACGACACCATCTTTATTGTCCTTTAAGAATTGTGACGCAATACCAATCGCATAAAAGGTTTTACCAGTAGCAGGGTCACCAGCCAAGCAGGAGATTTTGTTGTTTGGAAGACCACCATAAATTGTTCCAGATAGAAGCGCGTTTAAAACATAAGATCCGGTGTCAATGAATCCAGTGACATCGGAACCCTCCAATCCCTCTTCAACAATCTTTGCGTCGGGGTTATTTATTTTTCCGATTAGACTTTTTAGATACTTTGACATTATTTTCCTTTACATACAAAATACAACCAGCGACACCTTCAGGGGTGTCATGAATAATCTTGATGGATTCGATGATTACATCATCTTCAACATCAAGTAGTCGGTCACCAACGATAAAGCATGGCCCACCTTCAAAATCGAATAAGCCATCGCCAAAGCGAGAATACATTGACCTACCTTCGACTTTGTAAGATCCGTCTTCAAGAAGTGTGATAATTCTTTCATCACCATATCTAGATTTAACTTTCTTTACCATATCTTAACATTCCTCCATCATGGCACGCATGGTTTCCAGTTCCTTCTTGAGTTCTTCCAACTCCTCAGTCAACTCGGCAATCTTTGCATCTTTTTCCTTTAGGGAATCCTTTATTGATTGAGGAATCACAGAAGTTGGTCGTGATGGAACATGAAAAGGATTATCGTTGAGATAATACTGTTTTTTAATTTTTGGTGTTTGATATTGTTTATAGATTTCGTTCATTGCTTTTCTATATTCTACATCATACGAAGAATTCTTCAAGTGAGACTTCTGCATTTAGTTTCCAGTTTATTGCCTGTAAGATGTTGTCCAATGGTTCTCCAAAAGTTTTCTCAAACTGTTTCTTGCGATCAATATACTTCTCAAGATTGAATTCCTTGGGAGGACTGTTGATGAAACCCATGACAGCATCTTTGCCTGCCATTCCATAAGGATTAGGAACCTTGACGAAAACAAACTTCATCTTGTCGTTTTCCTTGATTGCTGCATACTGCTTGTCGATCCCAATCTTCTTGCTGTAACTGTTGTACAGCAATGCCGCCTTGGTTGCGATTGGTGTTCCAGTTTGATAAATCTTTGTACTGTCGGAATACTTGTTGATTCCCTTGACACCCCGAGGAGCTGCGACATCAGATATAGGAAGCACCATAAATTCATCATAGAATTCATTCACATATTGTCG